ATATATATATATATATTACCTTCTTAAATCATTTAATGATGTTTTTAATAAAATCCAGTCCTTTTTATAGGAGTGTATAGAATCTATTGTATGGTATAAATAACCAGCTTTTACTCCAATATTATTGGCAACATATTCCATAAGTTTCCAGGCAAGATAAACATCATTACCAAAATGGGTTATAAAATCAGAACTCCTTTGATGATAACAAATATTTAATACCTTTTCACCTTTTTGATTTTCTCTCACTAAAAAATCATAATACATGGAACATGGTATACGTTTACTACCATCATAATATTTACAATCATTGTTATATCCCCCATTAAAAATTGGAAGTACTGCTTTTCTTGTATCTGTGTCATTTTTCAGTAAACTAATTACTGACTTTAAAGAATCAAACATTCTTTCAGAATAGGTATAATCAAATTTACCATCTACCAAAAATTGTTCCCATATATCTTTTCTTAATGTCCAAGCTCCACCAGGATTTAATGGTTCATTGTTAATCCTTTCTAAGAATTCATTATCAGCCCATTCCTTTGAATTAGAATATATGAATAACTTGTCTACATTATTTAAACTTGTTAAACAATATTGTTCACAAATAAGTTCTCTGGTTATATAACTCTCATCACCCTCAATAACTTTATTTTGATAGGTTTTGGGTTTAACTATAGAACCCATTTCCCATAAGTTTCTGCCCATCTCTGACATCAACTCATAACAATCATCATAAATTCTCATATTTATTTAGTTTAATAAGTTTGGTTTAATAATAATAGATTTCAATACTATCAGAATGGTAATTTGCAATCCTTGACTAATGTAACTGGTTTTTTTATGTCTTCTTGTAAAACTTTTGCAACCCTTTTATGTATTTTATATTTTATGCTATCTATTGGCTTTTCTAGAAAAGTATTTAAATCTTCCAATAGTTTTATACTCCTTTTATCCTCTTTTTTCTTTAAAAGCTTTATAATATTCTTATGGGCATGATACATTAATAATACTGTATTATCATTAAACATCTGATTTATATGGAATACCATTTTAAAGTTATTATGACCATAAACATATTCCCCTATCCTTTGAACAAAAAGAAAATCAAATATCAACCTCTTGGTTATTTCTGATGCCCTTAAATAAACTGATATTGTGGGATTATTTTCTTTACATCTTTTACTAAAAACTATGGATAATAAGCATTTCTTACCACATCCATGGTTATTAGTAAAAGACATTGAATAATTATATATTAAGCCCTTTTTATGTAAATCAGTAACTTCCCTCTTGGTTTTATTTATAACAAACTCATCAAGGTAATTAGATACTAGTAATCTCCATTTTGCTTGTGAATAATTAAATAACTTCCCAAAATCAATATTACTTGGTAATCTTGGGTCCATTATACCAAATACCACATCATATAAGTAAGTGGCATTTTTTTGAAAAACAAAAGGAAGACCCTCTTCCCCACTTAAAAATACTTCATTAAAGTATTCCCAAGCTAGAAGAGAGTCTGGAAACCAGGTTATATTGTTATTCATCTTCTTCACCTAAATCTTCAATTGAATCAGTTATGGAACCATCACTTTCCTTAAACTTTATCAGTTTCTTTTTGGTATCTACACTTGAAAAGATATTTAGGTTATACTTGTTCACAAATTTTAAGTATACCTTCTTTATTTGATTCCTTACAAGTATAGAGGGGCATACTTCTGGCAATGGTATTCCATCCCAATTACCAATAATGCAATCCTTAGCAAAAAGTGATTTAAATTCTTTACCATATTTCTCTGGGCTGAATATCTTATATACCCTCATATAAGCTTGATATTTTGGGTCATCACCTTTTTCTGATGCTTTCTTTACTCTTTTTAATGCTTTCTTTAATCTCTTTCTCCTTTCTTCATTTTTTATTTTCTCAATGATGGGTTCTATGGGTTCATATCCATTATAAAGCATTAAACTAGTATCATCTGCAAAAGCTGAACGGATAAATAATTCTACGGTAAACTCTGTATGACCAAAAACATATTCTCCCATTCTTATAGCCAATAATAAATCCCAAGGTAACCTTGTTACAACATCTGAAGCTCTCATTACTATTGTAAGCCTTGGTTTATCAATACCTATCATCCTTGAGAACATCCCAGAAACTAAGCAACCTTTACCATTACCATGAGAATCTGCAAAATTAAAACCAATATGATAATTTCTGTTTATGGCTTTATTCTTTTCAAGTTCCCTTATTTGTAGTTTTAATTTATCCAATGAATCAAGGTCCAAATAGTTATTTAATAAACTGCTCCATTTAGATTGAGTATAACCCATTATCTTCCCAAAATCAAATTCTGGGTCAAATTTGGCTTCTTCTATCAATACTGACATCCCATAAGTATATAGTGAATTAGTTATTGAAGCCCCTTGTCCATCAGAAAATAATCCTAATTTTTCATCTTGTTCAATAAACATTTTGTTTATACTTGCCCAAGCTTCATCTCCGGTTTTAAATACAAAACTTTTCATTAATACTTAGATTTTATTCTGAATTGGTTTATCTTATTCTTCTTGAAGTAAATATAATACAGATTACTTCCATTTACTCCCATTATATTCAATGTACCAAGGAATAATATAAATGACTTTACTATCTCCTCTTGATAAGCTGATTCATTGGTCATCATTTGAGATTGCTTCCATGGTTTATTTTTAAGGAAATTCCTTGATATATTCAGTTCATAGGTTATATCCCAAAGATAACTTTTGTATGAATTATAAAGTTCATAATTGTAGTCTTCACCACAATGTAAAAGTTTAATATTATACTCTGGTATATCAAAATCAACCTTTACTTGTTCATACTTATGAATTAAGTTTACCAAATTCTTCTTCTTTACATCTGGTACTTGGTTCATATTTGTTAACCATTGTTTACCCAATGCCATCCCATATTCAAGTGTATTTGAGAAGTTTTGTCTCTTATTCTTTGGTAATCTACTTTCAATGTATGAATTAATATCTTCTGGTTGTATATTAGTGTAAATTAACAACTCAATGAAGAAATGTAAAGCATCTGCCATTTCTTCACTTGCATTTTGCAAATGATTCATACATTCAACAAAAGAATCAATTGAAGTTGATGATATAGTGAACCAATTTTGTTTTGTTATTGTTAATTCCTCCACTAATAATAAACTCTCATAAGCTTCTGCAAGTTCCTCAATTACCCTTGAAGTAAAATCTTTTAGGATTAATTGATTGGTTTTTGTGTTTATATTTAATGGGTATTTTGGTAACCCTTCAATGCTTATATAACTATCTAGTAGTTGTTTTTGCATTTCATATATTGATTCCAGATACTTATTATCTTTTGGAATACTTGGTTCTTCTTTTATATCTCTTGAATCCATATCACTCAGTCTTTAATATACCAATCAGGGATATAAATATCATTTAACTCTTGTTGTATATTTGTATTTTCCATAATCAAAATCCAGTTGAACCAAATCCTCCTTCTCCCCTATCTGATTTCCCATCAACAATATCATTATACCCATCATTACCTACCTCTATGATATCTGATAATATGATTGGTAAATGTAGGAATTGTATTAACTTTGCACCAGGTTTAATCATAAAGAAGTCTTTTCCATGATTCCTTATTCCAATATGAATTTCCCCAGTGTAATCTGCATCTATTACTTGAGCAGTGAATTGAATACTAAACTTTGTTGCTAATCCAGATTTATTTGCTGCAACTAAAGCAGATTCTTTATTCATTATCCAAACTTTTACCCCTGATGGGATTGTTATATCTGCACCAGGAGCTACCAAAATAAAATCAGGAGTTGTTATAACATTCTTACTATTGTTAATCTCATTGATTCTTTGGATTAATTCAGAATCTAGAACTGGACAGAAGAAGTCTATTCCTGCATCATGTTGATTTGCTCTTTTGGGTAATTGAACATCTCTTACCCTTGTGAAAATTAATTCATTGTTTTTTTCCATTTTGTTTGTTTATTACTGATTTATAAATTGTTCTAGCTTCTTCCCTGCTCAATTCATATTTTGCTTGAATCTTATCAAGGATTATTTTTTTGGGTTCATCTTTCCTTTTCAAATATCTAATAGTTTTTGACACTGCTTTTAAATCTACTAGATTTTCTAAGTCCTTAAATTCATTCTCTTTTTCCAATTGTTTTCTATCTTTTCCAATTAACTCTGCAAATTTTATGCAGCATAATTCTGAATCCCCACACATCTTGCATTCCTTGGTTGATAGGTTATATTCTTTTCCAAAGCATGGGTCCCCATTTGAACCTATTTGAGAAATATCAATTGGTTTCAATATATCTGTATCTTCAAGTTTTATTAATTCCTTTTGTTTTTGTTTCTTTGCCATTAGTTTTGAATTTTAAGTTTTCCAAATGATAATAGGTTTTTTCAAGTTTATTATGGTACCTTGTAAATTTCTATGTTCAAAAAAGAAAAGAAAAAAAGTAACCAAAAAAAGAAAAGAAAAAAGACCATATACTCTAATAAGCTAATATCTAGGTAGCTTGCTACCTAGATAATATATTCAGGCTATTAGCCTGAATATATTTATGGCCTGATAAATATTTATTAGCCTGTATATGTATATAGCTAATAGCCTGATTAATATTTAAATATTTAAAATATAATCTACTTTTAGTCTTCAAAGAATTTACTTTTTATATATCATAAGTTAAACTTAGTTAATAATTTGACCAATATTACTAGTAACTAACTATTATACTTTTTTTGTGTATTCTATTTTTATTACCTTGAATCCTTGTTTTTGGTAATAAACTTTTCTATGATTGCCATGCCTTTTTAAAAAGGTACCTTCAAAAATAAAATCATCAAGGTAGGTTTTATTTTTGGATTCATGTTTCCTAACTAACCTTCCCAAAATTTGAATGGATTTTTCTTGGGAATCCATTGATGCAATATTCTGAAGATATTGTAAAGTAGGTATATTTTTACCTCTTGCAATAACTGTAGTGGATATTAGAATATCTATATTCCCTTCCCTTATATCAGTTAATATTTTATCTCTATCTTTTACATTGTGATGTAAATAGGCAACCCTTAATGGTAATCCCATTTTATTAATCCTTTCAGTATAATATTTATATAAATCCTCACAATGGTCAATAAATTTGCATAATATAATCATTGGAACCCTTCCATATTTATAATTATAAAGCATTCTAGAAAATGAAAGTTTATAGGATTCTTTATTCTCAATGATATTTAATTTATATTCTCTTTGATAATCATTTGGTACCTTTTCCCCTATACCAGTATAAATCATTTTAACAATAACTTTAGTTGCTCTACCTGTTTTAATTTGTTCTGATAATTTAACTTGGTCTACCACATCCCCAATAAATTGCCTTACATTCATATTATGAACAATCCCATTTTTTCTTTCATTCATATAAATGGTACCACTTAACCCAATTCTTATGAAAGAATTATAAAGATATGATATAACTGTTTGATAAGTTTTATTATCTATGATATCTGCTTCATCAATTAAAACCATTCTTATATCTAATAGGTTTTGTTGATATTGCCTTATATTCTTAGATATACTTTGGACCATTGCCACATTAAATTTACCCCATCTATTACATTTAGAACCTTGGATAAATGCAATATCCTCATTTGGTAAAAGTTCAGGAATTTCTCTTTTAAATTGATTGAATAAATCAGAATCATTTAAAAGTAGGATTGTTGGTAAATTACCTTGATAAGCTTTATATAAAGCACAAAATAAAAGGGTTTTACCAAATCCAACAGAATAATCCCCAGCACATATAAGAAAAGGTGTATCACCTACTTTATTATTCAATAAAGTTTTTATAGCTTGTATTTGTCTTGGATATAATTTAATGGGGTTATAATTTGCCCCCAATTGAGTTGGGATTATTGGTTCAATATTTGGGATTATTCTTTTATCGGTTATTTTTATATCCTCAACTCCCCAAGATTTTAGAGTATTATATACCATAGGTAATAACCCTATTTTAAATTCACCATAAGAGGATATATATTTTATATAACCATCCCATTGATATTTCCCTTTTTGGAATCTAGTGATATGCCAAGCATTTGGATGCTTAATCCTAAAAGTATCATACAATTTCATTAATTCTTTTCTAGAACCGTTTAATTGGCACTGATTACAGTTCTTTATTATTATCTCTACCATATTAAGTTATTTTTTAAATGAATCCCAGTCATTTTGGGTTAAATTGATTTTCTTTCTTATTATTAAACCATGTTTTGAAATAAATTGGGTTAACCTTTGTTGGGCTTTTTCATTTCCCAAATCCTCCAATTTTGGAATACCATTACAAAAAGATAAAGCCTCAAATTGGGAATCCATAAATATTTTATAATCAACCCCAATTTTATCAGCTAATTTTCTTGCATGAATGAAATTAACATAATCAGTTGGATTTTTCTTATAATTATTGCTAATTCCAGTCATCTCTAGTATCTTATTTATATAACAATTATAAATTTCATTGGTTTCTTCTTTATAATTGTCTTCTGATATTTCTTTTATTGCCCCATAATAAGTTGATATCCAACTTGCTTTTTGTAGCATCCAATTTGCACAATAACTATAATTTGGTCTATTTGAATTACCCATTAAGTTTAATCCTATTTCTACAAATTGAATATACCCTTGTCTTTTATTAAGGAATTTATAATATGAACAAAATTCATCTATGATTGGTACCAATTCCCTTATTTGAGCCCATTGATTATCTGTTTGTTTTATTTTAGTAACACCCACATGTTTTAATTTTATCCTAACAGAATATATTATATCTGCTAACATATTTGCATTACCAACTGTTGATTGAGTTCTTCTAGATAATATTTTTTGGTTCTTTTTATTATTCTTTAATATTGAACGATGGTCCAGGGAATAATTTCTTGCTGTAGTAAATATGGAATCTATTTTGGATTGGGAAATTTTAACACCCTCTTTTTTAAGGATTTTAATGAAAATGGATTTTGATATGTGAATACTTGGTTCTCTCATTTAAATCTTATATTTGAATTTTAATTCTAATAGTTCCTGATAATCTAGATATCGTTGGGAATATATGAATTTCATGGTTTTTTTCTTACCAATATCATTTACATCTTTACCTTCCGGTAAGAATATAACTTTTACCTTTTTATAATTTATAAGTTTAAATGCCAAATCTATTGCTCTATCTTTTGCATCTGGGTCAAATAATATGATAACCCTTTCCACTGGGGATTTTATAATCTCATTTACCTGGTATCTGGATATTGCTTTTCCACCAGATGCAATTCCTTTTTCTCCCATAGTTTGGGCATTTATTGCACCTTCACACAAATAAACAGTTTTATACATATAAAGGGCATCTTTATTATATATAATAAAGGATTTACCTAATCCAGTATCTGATACATCTGGATTATTATATTTTGGACCATTGCCTATAAATAATCTGGCATTAAAATACACTAATTTACCATTTTCATGAAAAGGGATTATGAGATACCCAAAATATTTACCCTGAGTCCCATAACCCCAACCAGACATAGCAACTTCTTTTACATTAAACCCTCTTTTAGTTACATAATTTCTTGCTGATTTAGCAAGTTCAGAATTACCAACAGTTAATAATTTAAATCCCTCTGGTAAATATAAATCTTTTCTGGATTTTAATTCTACCTTTTCTTCCTTAAATATATAACCATCATACTTTGCTTGATTAAGTATCTTTATAGCTTCTGCATATGTATCTACTGATTCAAGATACATTACTAATTGTATGGGTGAAGGGTGTTCTCCACACCTAAAACAATTGCACCTATTTCTGGATATATTTATTCCAAATTTACCATCTCTACCACAATATGGGCATTTACATTTATCCCAACCATGTCTATAAGTAAATGCCCCTAATTTTACATGAAAATATTTTTTAAGTTTACCTTTGAACTCGTTAGTTAAATTTGACATTAAATATCTCCTCCTTTATGATTTGCTTTTTCTGGGTCTGCTATTGGATTTGATTTTTTTACTACCCCATTGGTTGATTCTTTTTTAATCATTTCATCTACAGTTTTACCAAGAGTTTTATCATATTTCTCCCTAGCTTCCCTTGAAAACTCTTTCCATCTTTGCCTATCACTATCAAAATTAAATAAACATCTACCATGGGATTTACCATCTCTTTGTACTACAATCTCCATTCTTTGAATCCCATGTTCTTCTTCATCATCAGTGGAATTTAAACCAATAATACATTGGGCATTTCTTATTATTGATATGGCACTTGCAATATCATTATCCTCATATCTAGTACCTTTTCTTTTTGATGCTTCCCTTTTTACATGTTGTGCAGTCCAAATTGCTTCTAATTCCAATTCTGAAGCCAGATTATCCAAATCTATATAAACATTATTTATACGTTCAGTATCATCTTTATCTTTTGATATAGAAGCTAATTTAGCTGCATAATCAATCATTAATATGTGAATCTTTATTCCAGTATCTGCTTCTATTTTCTTTATTATACCTTTAATAACATTTGCATCTGATACTAGAGCAGGAACCCTTTCTACTATAAATTCAACCCCTAACCTTTTATATTTTCTCATATGTCTCTGTTCAAGTTTATCTTGTTCACCAGATACAATTTCTTTTTTGGTTTTATTAAGAGTTGATTGAACCATTCTCTCCATGATTTGATTCTTACCATTTTCAGTATCAATATATAATACATTCTTTTTCATGGTAAGATATCCTCTTGATATATTTATTAATGCAAATGTTTTCTTGGCTTTTGGTTTATCTAATATTACAAATATACTACCCTTAGAATATCCCCCACCATTTGATAGGTTATTTAATTGCCAGTATGGAGTGGGGATTATATCTGGGTCAACTCTTCTCATTAATTGTCTTTTCACTGTTCCACCAACCATATATAATGGTTCATCTTTTTTCTGTGGTTTTGAATTTCTGATTATTTTTGATACCTTATTTTGGTAATCCTCATATAGATTAAAATTAGTGAAATCCATGGATTCATTTAGGGTTTTCATTTCTATATAAGCTATGAACTTAAATATGTTCTCCTTTATAACATCTGAATCCCTTAATGGTATTGAATATAGGTTATTTATTATCCTATTAATATTTGGGATATCTTCCTTAGTAACTAAATCAACAAAGTCCTTACCACTTAATAATGAGTTACAGGTTTCTTTTAACAAGGTTTCACTTGGTAACTTTCCATATTTTCTATGAAACTTCAATAATGATTCCATTATTATTGAATGTTCTATTAGAGTAAAGTAACCTGGTTTTATTTTTTGAATAATTAAAACTGATTCCTTATTTTGTATTAGGAACCTTAAAACTTCCAGTTGGAAGTCAATGGTAAAAGTGAATTTATCACTCTGATTAATTTTCTTTTTAAATTTAGTTGCCATGTCTTTACATATATGAAAGTTGTATCTATGAGTAGTCTTTTCTAGATTCATTTATATTTCAATTTTATAAAAATCAACACATAGGGTGAAAAAGTTGATATATTTTCATACAAGTGATAAAATTATTATATATATTTGCATTGTTAAATAATTAATCTATTAAGTTATGAGTAAACAAGGTATTAATGGTTCAGAAATTCATAGGATAAAAGAATTTACCCATTATAACAGGGAAGAATTTGAAAGAATGTATAAAATCTGTAAACCACTAATTAAAAAGCTATCTAAAAATATTGATTCTAGAAGATTCAATGTTAGTCAAGATATAATTCAAAGTTATTTTTGGGATAAATTCTTATATGTATATAATAAATATCAGGATAAATATACCGAAGATAGATTAAAAGCTACATTAATAACTTCTTTACAAATTTTTAAGAACAAATTACTTAGGAATGCTTATACTAGACAAGCAGAATTTAATCAAGAATTAACTTCATTTGAGGAATTATTTGATAATAGTAAAGAAGATAAAGATGATAACCAAGAAAAGGATATTATTGAAAATGAACCAGAAGAAAATAATTTCTCTAATATGCTCCATGAATATATGAGAGAAAAATTAACCCCTGATGAATATCTGATATTTGTTACAGAATTGGACCCTCCAATGTTTCTCAAAGAAAAAATGAAAGAAGCTCATGGTAAATTATCAACCTTGAATTTAATTGAATACTTTGAATTACCAAAAACACAAAGAGCAGCTGATTATATAAGCAATATGAGAACCCATATTAAGAATACAATTAAAGAAGCAAAGGAACATTTTTCTAAACGCTAAAAGAGGGCAACTTGGTCACCCAAATTACCCTCACCATCAACTCAACTATGGTAATAAAAGAATGAGTTATAATTGTTCATCTATTTCAATCAGTGAATTTACTAAAGAATCCACTAATCTGGAATTAATGGTTTTATCTTTTAGAAGTATTACTTCTTCTTTATTATCCTGGAATAACCATTCTATTAGAACAGCATAATAGTTTCCCATTAATACTGTGAAATTACTTTCCTTATCTGGGTCACCATCAATATAATCTGCTCTTGCATTTATACCGGGAAAATCCTTTTTTAAATTATTAAAAATAATGGTTGCAAATTTATCAGAAATGGTTTGCCCCTTTGAAGTATAAATTTCAAACCCTTTTGCATTTAACCATTGGGTACCATCCCCAGCAGCATTATTATGCAAACTTACTAGAAATTTATATTCACCAGGACTTGATTTTATATTATTTGCAATTTCTTTTCTCTTTGATAAGCCTATTTCATTTTCTGTTTCATTTGTATATTTAACCCTAAAATCATTTAGGATAAGCCTATCTTTTAGTTTTTTGCATATTTCTCTACTCCATATATATTCTAAATGGGTACCATCTGGTGAACGTTTACCTTTTACATCTGACCCATGTGCTGGGTCTAATATAACTATCAATTTTCTCATTGTGGTATTTTCTTAATATATGAAAGCTTTAGACCATTTATAAATATAGAGGTTGATTGGTCCATATTGGATATGGTAAAATCATTTTTTGGTATATATACCTGTTCAAAAATAAAATCTTCAACCATTTGAATATCATCATCTTCTACTATAAAACTTAAAACCTTTTTATTACACTTAAAGTTTGATAGATATGTGGTTAGTTCTGAAAATTCATTTCTAACTAACCTATCTATTTTTACTTTTATTTTATTTTTATCGTCTATATGGTTTTCTAGCCTTATTCTAAGAATGTAATATTTAATTGCTTGACTTAAACTATTAAAATTTCTTCTCACTATTACTTGAGCTTGTGAAGGACCAATATCCCCTTCTGCAGAAGTTTCAAAATATTCAGTAGTTTTGACAGCTGCTCCATATATGGTATTTAATTTGCCAGATAATACAAATATTTGCCATATAAACAATATTACAATTATGATTATAAAAATCATAAATACACCAAAGGCTACTCTTAATGCACCAAAATCATTTGCAGCTTGGGCAATTCTAATAGAGGAATCAGTAACTTTATTAACTGATTCAGTTAAATTGTTAAGGTTTTCAGTTTGAAGTAGGATGGATAACATAATTGGGTCAATTTTGTTGAGGTTCTATTTCTATTGGTATAATTGTAGGTATTTCTGAAATTAATTCTATGGTATCTTTCGTGAATGGTTTTACATTTACTGGTATGTATTTATTGAGTAAATTGACAAAAGTATTTTTTACATTATCTATATTATCCTGAATAGCATCATACATACCTTTTGGAATATAGATATTGGCTTTTATAGTAGTACATGATGTACAATCACCATATGGATATAATCCTTTCCAATCACCATAGTATTCATTTTCTCCACTATAAGTACTTACTACGTCCTCGAATACAGCGCCTATAAGTCTATAGTTAATACCAGGATTATTACTTGGTTTATTACTATATCCGCCCTCGAATAGAATTTCTTCTAATTCAAACCTTACTCCATAAAATCTACCAAGTATTGTATAAAAATCCTGAGTGCACCTTATTTTATATAAAGATACTGCATATTTTAAAATACTTCTAGTATCTGCTTTTGGAAATCCATCTGGAGTATTTAACCAACTAGCTACATTTTCTTTAGTAAAAGGTGTACCTTTTACTAATACCCCATAAGCATAGGGTATATAATCAAAATATTCCCAAAAATAATTCAGAAATATATCAGGGGTAACATCCACATCTAATATATCCATAAAATTATCTATATCTGGTATAATATCAGTATCTAGATAATTTGAACATACTTCTATGAATCTTTCCAGAATACCTTTCCCATTCTTATCTTTATAAGTATCATAATCCTTATAATAAGCTGGGAATAAATTAGGAAATACCCATTGTTTAAAACTCTTAAATGACTTCATTTATTGATAAGGTTATATTTTGATTTTCTATGATTGGAATTTGATAGGATAATGGATATAAATCCTGATTCATAGGTAATAATGTTAATTCATATTTATCATTTTCACCATAATCCAGATTTTCTGATGGTTTATTTATAGTGATTTGAAATATTATTTTTGTTTGGGTTTCTAAATCTAATACATTTATCACCTCCCCATAAGAACCAATACCTAATATTCTATTATCTGAACCTTCCCCATAGAATTTTTGTATTAAAACATCATAACGTTTATTAGCAAAAAATGCATTTATTATAACTATATATTCTTCACCAGTAGTAACTGGATTTATGTTTTGAACAAAATATGAAATATTTAATGGTAAACTAGTATTTTTTTGGGGAATTGGATATGGTAGTTGATATAATCTATTCAATGTAAGATAATCAACCATACTTTGATTATCAATTAAAGCATATATATCTGATAATCTTACTGGTTTGTTTATATCTGAATTATTGTAATCATAAGCTGTAGTTAAAGCTTTCTTTACTTGATTTGAAATATCATTAGATTTAAAGGATTTTTTCCCAGTTATGGTTATATCCAAAAATACTTGTGATTTATGGGTAGATAATACTTCTATGCTAGTAGTAATTACTTTACTTTTGGATATTGTTTTTTCAACAGAATCTAATAATGCACTAGAAGCTTCCCCTCCACCATCTGGGGTTATATAAATTTCTACATATCTTCCGCAAACATAATTTGCATAAGCTTTATCTACCCCACCAATCATTTTGGCAATAGCTTCAAAATCTTCTTTAGTAATTGCTACTCCAAGGGTTTTTATTGATAAAGGGATATGATTTTTTAACATATTAAAAGTTTCATAGTCAGAACCACCAGTAGCTGGGATTACATTATTAATTGTAATCTTATTGTCTATAACTTGAATATCTTGTGGTACAGTAGTAAAATTATTGGTAGCTATATTACCAGCTGAACCATAGGTTAATGAATAGGAAGCTTCTATGGTTGCATTATATTCTGGTTTCATACCAAATTGACCATCACCAAATTTTATATATGGTCTAAGTTGTTCATCTACCTCTATCTTATATACCTTATCTCTTGATGAAGAATAAGCAAAGGTATCTACCAAAATCCAAGGTTCATCATTGATATACAGATTCATTGAACCTTCTACATATTTTTGGTCTGAGGGTATATCGGTTATATATATTATGGAATCTGGTGATAATATATTTCCTAATTGGATTCTATCTGGTACCCCAACTGATTTTTGTTGTACTAATGGTACAGTTACATAATAGGAGTCTTTATACCAAATAATAGTTTTTGTGGATATCCAGGTTTTACCATCTGAAGATGTAAATTCAGTATTTAATGGAATTGTTATATCCTGACCAATTGGAGTATCATCATTCTTATATAGAACAACATCTACTGTAGCTGGAATTGCGGATTTAATATGATAATCTACTAGTTTGGCATGTTTATATAAAGAAGAATATCTTCTAGCAGTTGGAAGAAATGCTTCTCTTGCCATATTATCAATATAATAATGAATTACTTCTGCAATAGCTGCAAAAATGGATATTATGATTACAAATATATTCCCTTCGCTATAATCAGTTATTTCTGGGATTTGTAATCTTAATTCGGATATTAATTTAGCCTTAATATCATTAAAAGACCTTTGATAAGGATTTAACCAATTATTACTAGTTGACATTGATGGTATTATTTGATGGATTATATTCAAAATTTAATTCACTTATTGAGGTTTGATTTTGGATTGCAAACCTAATTTGTATATGGATTTTATCATATACTCTTTCTGATTGAACATCTAAGGCTGTTATCCTTGGTTCCCAGGAAACTATGGAATTTTTCACAAAGGTTTTTATCATGAAGGATAAGGCTTGAGTATTTGGTTCTTCAATACACTCCCACACTCTAGACCCAAAATATTCTTGCCTTATCCTTTGACCTAATTGATATGTGAAAAGAGAAGTAAGGTTCTGTTTTATAAGGTTAATATCTCCTTTTAGGTTTCTCCAAGAGATTTTATTTACAATTGTACCATCTGGTTGTACAACTTGTTCTGGGTTCCCATTTTCATCTAACACTGTGGTTAATTTTATTGGGAAATATGGACCAGTTCCTATATAGTTGAGTTGTTCTAGATTCATAATATTAAATTATTAAGATATTGTATTACCAAATGTACCAGTTACTGGACCCATTGAAGTTACTAGACCAGTAGTATATGTAATGGTAGCACTTTTAATAGCATTAATAATGGCATCTGCCAATTTATCTGATACTTTACCTAATGCTCCATCCCTATCCTCATCTGCTTGATTCATTACTTCTGTAAAAGCAGATTTTATTTCTGATTTAATTGTTTGTTTTACTAACATAATTTCTATTCCTCTAAATAATTATCAAGTGAATTCTTAATATCAGTAAAAGTTTGTGCATTTATTGGGGTACCAGAAGGACCTACTCCAGTAGTTACTGTTAATTGAAGTATAGCATCTAATATTTGGGTTAATGTTTTCTTTAAACTAAAATCATCACCAAAATTAAATGTAAAACCTTTTTGGGTCATTTTAAGACTTGGTCCTTCTAATATTGATATATTTACTTTGGAGTTAGTTTGTATATAAAGCTCCCCATCAATATCTTTTATAAATATCTTGTTACCTTCTGGGGTAACCAATCCTATTGAATTATTATCTTTTAAATCATCTGGGGTTTCTCCAGTTGCCCAACCATGATAAGACCACAATGGTTTAAATGGGTCCCCATTTTCAAATTCCACATATACAACTTCTCCAATACGTGGGGTTATTAATTTAATCCCATAATTTATACTACCAAAACTAGTAGATTTTGGTAAAGCTATTACATTTATACCATTTTGTATTGATGGGATATATAGACTAAGTCTATTCATCCCAGTATCATCTTTATTATTAGTTACAACTCCACGATATACGGAGTAAAATCTACCAATATACTCTACTCCATACCTTTGTATAATTTCAACTAAATTTGACGACATATTTATTAGTTAAAATAATGAATTTATCATAAAATCATTTTCACTATCAATTTGTTTTGTTGGATAATCATATTGTATACTAGCTTCAGATGTATCCACAGTAACTGATATACTACCATCTGGATTTACTTCCCCAATAATATTTTTATTGGGATTATCTTCTGATACCTTTTCTACACTAGCTTCTAGTCCCTCAGATACACTCATATTTCTAATTTGGTCTTTTGTCCAATTTTTTGACCATTTAGAAATTTCACTTTTAATATTTTTCAAAAAATTATGAGTTGATACTTCTGAGCTTACTACTACTCTATTGAGTAATTTATTTTCTTGAACAAATTCTATATCACAAGTATACCCACTCCCTTGGGTTATATTATGAGTTACTTTTTTTGAGTACCATTTACCAGAATACAAACTAGATACATTTTGTATTATAAAATTCATAGATGATTCAATGGTTGGGTCACCTAATACAGTAGCAGAGGCAGTTATTTGATTTGTTGTACTATTTTCCAAATCATTACCCATTGCTACACCACTATCAAGTGCACCTTGATTAATAGCTTTTAAACCATCTACTTGAAAAGTTATTTCATACAAATCATACAATACTTGTTTATTATTTTCTTCAAATTGTGGGATACCCATCTGGATTAATTTTAACCCATAAGGTTCATCATTTGATAATATCAAATCCCTATTTTTTCCTGAATATTCCCATTCTCTTACATAATCTATACCTCCACCACCACTATTTATATCTGGAGCTCTATAATTATCTGACCTAACTAAAAATTGCCTTTTAACTTGTAAATATGGCATTTTATCTACAACCCCATGTAATATATCAGATATTGATTTTTCAGAAGCATTTTCATTAAGTCCATTTTTATGTTCTAACTTGGTTTTAAAGTTTGCTTTAAGTTCTGTTACAAAATCCTGAAGTTCTTTTTGAGTGAATACTACAGTATCCCTTGATTTACTAGTACCCTCATCCACACTATTATAATGGGGTATATTCTTATATGGGTTAATATAATCACCCCTTAATTTACCATTAGGCTTTTGAACTACATCCTTAGCTGAATTATTATTTTGAATAAGAGAACCAGTATAAGTATCATAGGCATTAAAATAATACCCCATACCAATGGTAGAATAAGTTTGCATAGGAACCAAACTACCTTCATACTCCTTTTTTAAATATAAAACTGATTCTGGGGTATTTACAGCCTGTTCAGATTTAGTTTTAATGGTTTTATCTTCTGGTGATACTTCTGAACCTTTAGTTACAGATACTGTTTTCTTTATAAACTTAGATTCTACTGAAAAATGTAATAATTCCCCATTACCACCATAATATGTATATATTTTAGATATTGGTCTATTGTACTTTCTATTATGAATCTCCAATTTACCATCTCTACCATCCATATAATATGGCCCATTTGGTATATTATTTATCAAATCGTGAAATTGGGACCATATATTTTTACTTGTACCTTTAAGTATACGAGAAAAGTTATATTTCTGTTGTATATTTATATACCCAAATTTATTTGGAAATAATTTAATCATTTCGTCCATTCTATTATATAACTTTTCTCGTTCCTCTTCACTTATATTAGGATTTATTTCAAATAAAACTACTGGTATATAATCTTGATAATTAATGGATTCCTTTTGCTCTAAAAACTTATAAGTGGGGTAATCTGAATTAACTCCTTTTTTACCATTACCTAATACATAATTTCTACCAACTACACCAGATTTAGATACAGTTTCATAATCTGATACTTGACTTGGGTCTACTACTTTATAAAATTTTTTGACTTCTATAACATCCTGACTTTTATAATCATTTATGGTAAAACTTTGGTCATTTGGTAAACCAGATACTAAACATTTAACATATTCAGAGAATAAATAACCCTCAGAATTATTTTTATAGTAATTTGATGGTGTATTTTTTAACATTATGGAAGAATCAGCTATATCTAAATCTATCTCTACACCATTACTAGTAAATTCAACTTTTACTCCTATTATGATAACTTTTCTTACTGGTCCACAAAAAATGGAGGATTCTGATAATACCCAACCCCATTGTAACCTTAACCCCATTTGATAACCAAGAGCTGATAATGATATTAAATCTGGGTTATTACATATAATATGGATATTACCATTATCTTCTCGTTCCTCATCATATACATAGGTAAATGATGTAATTAGGTCTCCAATTGGTAAACCACTAACTGGGTCTATAATTGGGTTACCCTTACTATCAAATACAGATATATATGGAGTACCAGTACCATTTAATAAAATATTTTCACTATCTTCCATGATAATCTAAATTGATGGTATATAAATTTCCATACCCTCTTCTAATTCAGTAAATGGATTAAATATACTGTTAATATCAGCTATATAAACCCAATAACCAGAATCACCATAATATTGAAAAGCTATACTTTGTATAGTTTCCCCTTCTTTTACTGTATGTACTACAGTATTTTTTACTCTTTTATTTGAATTCCTCTCTAATATAATATCACCATTATCAAATAATATGGCTACTGAATCAGAATATGGATTAAAATCTGCCATAATTAAAAGGGTTTTAATTCTGTTGGAATAGTAATTTTTGGTATATTATTAAAAGTAGGTATATTACCAGATATTGGTATTGGTATACCCATAATTTCATCTGAATTTACTTTTTGTAGTTTTTCTGGTGAACATATATCAGCATGAGTAAGGTTTTTATTAGTTACCCTTTTAAATACTAATGTTTGAGTTGCTAAACTTGGTAATAATCCAAGATTTATTGATTTATTTATACTATTTATAAAATCACCCTTAACATTATAGAAATTACTATTATACCTATCTTGAAAATTATTTAATTTATAGCTTGCAGAATAAAGAATAAATAAATCATTATCAAATATACCAGAAGAACCCCAAGAAATTTTTAAAGTTGGGGGTGATTGTCTATACCCATTTGCTTTGGACCAAGATTCTAACAACCTACATTTAGTTAAAATATCCTCCCTATTATTTGGGTCACTAGAATACCATGATACATCAAATGATATTGTATCTTCACCACCAGTATAAACCATAAATGGGTTATTTCTACCCATGGATTTTACTGCTACCCAACTTGTTTGGGTATCTACTGATATTTCATTTGGTCTATTCTGAATAACAATAGATACTGGGGGACTTATATTATCATTTATTATAATGATATTATTTTTGGGTATTAGGGATTTTCTAAAAAAATCCCTTGCACTTTGTTCTAATTGGGTAGATAATATACCTCGATTGGATTTACTATTATTGACTTTTAATTGTGTATTTACTAGTGAATTTTTATCTGGGGTAGTTAATCTTCTTAACCTAGTTTCCCCATTTTTACTAGTAGATGAAGTTGGCCTAGCTGTTTGTAAACCTATACCAAAGGTATCTTTTACATCCCTTATAACCCCACCAAGTTCATATTCTAGAAAATTTATCTTTGGGAGCTTAGGGTTTGCCCTATTAATAAGTAATGTAGCTCTAAGAGCTTTGTTATCTAATGGGCCTAAACCATTATTTGTAATACCAGCAATAGCATTATTTATTTTGGCAGATAATTTATTTCTTGCTGAATCAATTATATTGTGTACTAAACTAGCCATAAATCAATTAATTTACCCAACTTTTATACCATTTGTTTGATTTGAATCATCATTCAAATCCACAATTTTTCTAGTAATTTCCTTACCATTCAAATCTTCTAACCTAAGGGTTAAAGTTTGATTACTTGATTTTTTATTGAATTTTTCTATAGATTCTCTCAACAATCTTACTTCACCAGCTAAATCCAAACTTTTACCAGATGCCAACCTTTCTTGTTCTGTAGCATATCTACCAGCTAGAGTATTTACAGAATAGGTATTTTTCTTTACTTCTTCAGTATTCCCCTTTATGGCATTAGCAACCATTTTAATTAATGGCCATATTATGGTAAGACCAAGACTAACTAAACTTAATACACCAAATAACTTTGAACCAAGACCTAATAATTTTCCCCAAGTAGATTGGGTACCAGTTGTTGTA